AGATTTTTCTTTTTCATTTTTGTATTGGTGGAACGCTTGTTCAGCGTCAGATAGGTTTCTATACTCAGCTCTTAGCCAAGGTTCAAGGGATGCATCATATTCTCTTACTTCGTTATAAAATTTACGTTTACCATAGGAGTGCGGGTCTGTCACTCAGTTCCTTTCTTTTTTTAGAGATTTAAGAGGCGACAACCCCCATCCGTGCCGCCCCTATTTTATTTTACACTGTATATATTATAATCACTTTTTACGTCAATTTTTAATCAGTAGTGATTAAAATTTAGACATAAATTTGGCGATTTGGTGAACAAATGGTAATAAAAGAACTGCCATAAACATATTGACGCCCGTATGTACCATAGCAATTTGTCTGGTAATTCCCGTTGGCATACCATCTGAAACAAGAAGTCCTGCTAACCAAATAGTACCAGTAGTTCCTATATTTGCTCCTAGAACTGCTGCAATTGCCGCAGGAAGTGGAAGTGCACCACCAGCAACTAAACCAATAATTGCAGTAGTAGATAATGATGAAGATTGCCACAATAGAGTCATAACAATACCACCAACAAACATATAAATTGGATTACCCAAAAACCATTGAAGATGGTCTATGTTCCCCATAGCTTTCATTCCACCAGAGAACATTTTAAGACCAATATAAAATACCACCAGGCCAAGTAAGGCCTGAATAACAGGATTGTTTAATTCCATCTTCTGCACCTTCTTGATGAGTTTTGCTTTTTTACTTACTTTCATACAATTATATATGAAAATTAATATTAGAAAACAATTAGAAGAATAATATTTTTTAAATAGGAAGTTTTGAAGTCTTTGGAAAGAAGTTTAAAGACTCAGCATCAGTTCTCAAATTTTCTTTATTTTCAGCACTGATTAAACCTTTAATAGTTTCTGGTTCAAGTCCCTTATCTTCACAATAAAACAATATTGCATCAAGATAATTCATGTCAGTAGTTTTAACTAGGTGATTTATTTTTTCATTAAAAATTGTCCTATCATTCAAATTAAGCATAGTTTTTTTCTTGTTAGTAGTTTTAGGCATTAAGTATTTCAATTGAGTTAATATAATAACAAATAAAATGTTAAATGTCAAGTATTTATTTGTTTGTTTTTATAGTCACTGATTGCTGATTTGATTGCATCCTCTGCTAAAACAGAACAGTGTATTTTGACAGGTGGTAAAGATAATTCTTCAACTATTTCTACATTTGAAACTTCCATTGCTTCATCTATAGTTTTATCTTTGACCCATTCAGTTGCGAGAGAACTTGCTGCAATCGCACTCCCGCAACCGAAAGTTTTAAATTTGGCATCAATTATTTTATCATTCTCTACTTGAATTTGCAGTTTCATCACATCACCACATTCAGGCGCTCCAACAAGACCAGTACCAACGTTATTGTCAGTGGTATCAAGAGAACCCACATTCCTCGGTTTTTCATAGTGGTCTATTACCTTATCTGAATATGCCATTATTCTTCTTTATCTTTTCCATTTTGTAATGCTTGTTTTGCATTTTCATTATGATCAGCCATTTCTTTATCTTCAGAATCTTCTTTATCCTTAAACCAATAATCCGTAGATTTAGCAAGAACACCAACATAAGCACCAACCATAATATTAACTAAATCTCTATGACCATCTTTAAGATCTGCAAAAAACAAAAGATAAACAAGAAATATAAAAGTTATAGCGTTTGCTATTGATATTGAAAATCTAGCAAACCAATTTAATAGTTTTCTTCTTTCAATTCTTTCATACTTTAAAGCTTCCATTGGTCTATGTTCCCATAATGCACGTTCTTCAAAATCGACCATCTCTTTGGGAGTATTTATTTTACCATCATCTTCCCGATCTTTATGTCTTTGAAAAAGTCCCACATTATTCCGATCTTAATGCGTTTAATAATGATGATGCTATACCTGTTTTTGATTTATTACTTTCAGTAACAATATATTTTTCAAGTAAAGCTTCTAATGCGATTTTATTATCAGGTGTCCATCCTTCCGCTTTTCCAACTACTGTTCCCCATTTAGAAAAAACATCTTTACAATCTGCTTTATAGGTGTAAGGATCTTTTCCAATTTTGCTGTCATATTCATCTGTATTCCAAACAAAAAAACATTCCCTATGATTCTTAGCAGTGAATATCTTAGCAAATGCAGAAGGAACTTCTAATTTACTTTCACCAATTTTCTTTGGCCTATCATTAAAATAAACCAATGTCAACATTTCTAAAACACCATGTTTAACAGCCATTTCACGTTCCAACTTTTCTAAAGATACAAATTTATATCTATTTGCTCTTTTAGTTTGAGGAACAATGTTGGACATACTATAAGTTGCTTTTAAAGTTTTTTTAGACCAATCATGAGATGCATCAGATGCACCCAAATGACCACGATCATAACCAGTATTATTATAATCTTTAGTTGTAGTAGCAACTTTTTTATCTAATCTTTTATCAGTAAAAAATGGTGGTCTCGGATCTATGTTTAGAAGATCAACTGTTTTTGCAGTTACTTCCGTGTAAACTGCAATAGGTGATTTTCTTTTATGATCATAACATATTGTGAAAGTATCTGTCAATATCTGGTCACAAACATCATTTGAAAAATGCTTTTTAATGTCTGCGTATTGTGATAAAGTCACGTCACCGTGAGTCTGACCGAATGCTAAAGATCCGGTCAGAAGTAATATAAAAACTATTAATTTTTTCATGAAGGTGGCGGTTGTTGTGCTTGTTTAGCTTGATCTGCAGCATTTTTACCAGAAATAAAACCTGCAATGATACCAACAATACCTGTTATTGCCATTGACAATAAATTAATAACGTCTTTACTTGGTTCTCTATTTTCTTGCATTGCAATATAAAAGTCTCCAAGAGTAATAACAAACAATAATACTATTGTCCCGAAAGCTAAGGACATAACAATCCAATCTTTCATTTCATTTCTACTCATCTCTCTCCTTAATATATAATATTATACCATTTTTCCCCTATTTATAAGATTTGAGTGGTTGTTTCTGTTTCCAGGTACAACCACAAAACCCATCGAACTTATGCGGCCAAAGCTACAGAAGCTGAAGAATAATCGTTATTATTTGCGATTATGTTTATGCACATTTTCGGTAGTCGCTCACCGGATACCTAATACCCAACTTCACAATCAATCGAATTCCACGACATCCCCATCAAGTAACAAGAATAATTTCTAGGATATAATAGAACCCAATTATCATGCTAAGAATAAACACCCACAACATGATAACTCCCATGTCATCCATTTGTTGCTCCTTGGTGGAGATGCTCGGAGTCGAACCGAGGTCTTAACTGCTATCTGAATACTTCAGACAGTATCATAATTATTTATAACCTCTCTCAGTCTGGTTATATGCTCATCTGGATCAGCAAAAAATACTTGCGGATCATTATCACTAACAGCAATTACAATAACAACTTGTGAAATTTTAATTCCTGTTCTCTCTTCATACATTTTAGCATAAGCAGTTCCTTGTAACTTATAACTTTCAATCCATTCTTCACGTTTTGGTTTTGATGATGTTTTCCAATCTATAATAGAAAGTTCATCATCATATTCTGCTATACAATCACATTGTCCCGCTACTCCTAAATCTTTAGACCATAAAGAAACTTCAAGCCCGTATATAGAACCAATATGAATATCTAAAATTGATTGAATTGATTTAAATAATTCAATGTTATCTGGGAAATGTCCACTTAAATAATCTTGCTGATTTTGGAGATAGTCTTCGATGATCTTATGCGTTTTTGTTCCTCTTCGTGAAGCTTGTGTAGAGATTTTATTTGCTTCTGCTTCTCCAACCCTGTTTCTCCACTCCTGTATAGAAGCTTTGGACAAAGATGAAAGAACTGTAGTGATGCTTGGGAAATTTCCATCTGGTGTTTCGTATAATCTTTTTCCTGAAACGTTTTTTCTTTTTATGTCACCTATTATTTCAAGAGACTCATGTACAAAATTCATCACCAAGTATTAATATTACTACCATGATGCGCTTTCTTGATTTCTTTTAATCTATCTCTAAATCCAGCATCAGGTTTTTTCATTCCAATTCTTGCTGCATCAGCCATTCCTGGTGCACCAATTTTTATTTCAATTTTTCCTTTACCACATACTCCACATATTTTACCTACAGGAATGTTTCTATCTGCAATTCTATGAACTTCTTCAAATTCATTATCACAAGAATCACATTTATAATCATAAGTCGGCATAATTATCCTTTAAGTTATTTTAGTAATTAATCAGACTCTTTCAAAACAATTTGTAAAGGATAATCATTATCTTTTGCTTCTTTCAT